ATAAATAAAATTCTGGAAACAGGGGGTTGTAAATCTGAGGAAATACAACTCTTCATATCATTACATAGTGTTTTATAAACAAAAAAGGAGATGTACATATGACTAATCAAGAAAGAATAGAAAAGTATAAAAAAGAGCATTGTTCAAAATGTAAAAACAAAGACAAGTTTGACTGTGAAATAAGAATATTCAAAAACAATAATACTATATGTACAAAGTGTGTATATTATGAGCGACAAGATTAACTATGCAAATTGTATGAAAAGAAAATGTGAACAATGCAGATATTATGATTATTGTTTTAGATATAGACCAAAAAAGGAGAATAAGAATGAAATTCAAAATAAACAACAGAGAATGGAAAATAACAGAGACATCACAGGAATCAATAAAAAATATGCAAAATATTAGAAGAGCAAATGAAGAAGAAAACTTAAAATCAATAGATACAAGATATTACGGTATTACATATTGTGATATACAAAAAATATATATAGACGAAGATTTGCCAGCAGACAGAAAGAAATCTACTTTAATTCATGAATTAACACATTGCTATATAGATAATTATATAACACATTGTGAAAAACAATACACTGAAGAAGATGTTGCAGACATAGTAGCAAATTCTTATGACATTATACATGAAATAGTAGAACAATATAATTCATATGAATTAAAAAAGAAATTTGCCAATATAGGAGAAACAATTAATATTATATCAACATAATAAATGTTTTAAGGAGAAAATGTAAAATGTATTTAAAAGTAAAAGCAAAGAAAATAAAAAAATTGAGTGTAAAAATAGCTCAAGAAAAAAATAATTTAGTTGTAAATATATTAAATAAAAAAGGATACGAATGTGATAATTCACAAATAAGTCAAATAAAAGCAAATAGAAAATTAAATTCAGAGCAGAAAAAAGTAATATTAGAAAACCAAAACGAAAAAGTATCAAAAATTGGAAGTTACTATGTATGGGAAGCAGATGTTATAGTAAAGATAGTAGACAAAGTAACAGGAAAAGAGGTATAAGACTATGTGGAATATATTTTAAGGAATAATATTAAGTTGTGTAGGAGTAATAGCAATAGCATTTACTCTTTTTATTTTTGTTACAATAATAGATGTAATGATAAAACAATTTAAAAGAAAATAATTTTAATAAATTTTAATTAGGAAGGGGTGAACCAAGTGTTAAGTGAAAAACAAATGCAATGTATAAACTTAATGGTTATAGAAAATAAAACGCAAAAACAAATAGCAAAAGAATTAAAAATAACAGAACAGACAATATGCAACTGGAAAAAAGATAAAGAATTTAAAAATGAAATAGAGAACAATATAAAAGAAAATTTTGGTTCACTTGCATTAGATGCTCAAAAAGAATTAAAGAAATTGTTAAAATCAAATAATGAATACATAAAAATGCAAGCAGTAAAAGATATTCTTGATAGAGCAGGATACAAACCTGTTGAAAGAAGAGAAATAAAAGATGATACAGAAAAAACAAAGAAAATAGATGCTATATCTGACATATTAAATCAAATGCAAAGTGCAGATGATGTGTAATGTTAAAATTAAGTCAAAAATATAAAGAGTTCTTACAAACCAAATGCAAGAGAGAGTTTTTAGAAGGAACAACCGCTGCAGGAAAAACAACAGTAGGAATATTTAAGTTTATGTGTATGGTTGCTGATTCTGATAAAAAGTATCATATCATTGCAGGTGATGATGTAGGAACAGTAGAAAAGAATGTTATAAACTCTGAAAATGGTTTACTAGAACAATTCGAAGATATAGCAGAGTATTGGCCAAAAGGAAAAGATAAAATAAGATTACCACATATAAGATATGATACAAATAAAGGTGAAAAGATAATATATGTATGTGGTTATGGTGATAAAAAAAGATGGAAAAAGGTTTTAGGTGGACAAGTTGGTTGTGTATATCTTGATGAAGTAAATTTAGCAGATATGGAGTTTATGAGGGAAGTTACACATAGATGTAAATACATGATGACTACATCAAACCCAGATGATCCATCATTAGATATTTATAAAGAATTTATAAATAAAAGTAGACCAATACCAAAGTATGAACAAGATTATCCAACAGAGCTATTAAAAGAATTAAAAGAACCTCATGTGCAAGGTTGGGTACATTGGTATTTTACTTTTTATGATAATGCAGCATTAACCAAAGAAGATATACAAGAAAAAATAGACGCAACACCGATAGGAACAAAAATGTATAAAAACAAAATACAAGGACTAAGAGGAAAAGCAACAGGCTTATGCTTCAATTTACAACCTAAAAACATAATAACAGTAGAAGAAGCTAAGAAAATGAAATTCAAATTATTTTCTATTGGTTGTGATACATCATACTCAAAAGAAAGTCACGACAAAGTAACACTAGAGGGTATAGGCATAACAGCAGATAATAAATGTGTTTTATTAAAAGAAAGAACATTTAATAATAGAGATAGAACAATACCATTTGCACCATCAGATGTAGTTCAATGGATTGTAGAATTTATGGAAGAGTTCAAAAATGAATGGGGATTTGCAAGAACTTGTTTTATAGATAATGCAGACCAAGGAACAATAATGGAAGCAAACAAAGCAAAAAGGCAAAATGCTTTAGTATATAACTTTGAAAATGCATGGAAAAAGACAAAGATAATCACTAGAGTTCAACTACAAGAAAGTTGGTTGAATACTGGTGATTTTTTAATTGTTGAAACTTGCAAAGATTATATAGATGAATGTAATAAATATTCATTTGATGAAGACAACCAACCCGAAGATGGTAATGACCACTCAATAAATGGTTGTCAATATGCTTGGTTACCACACAAAAAGAAAATTGGTAATTGGGAAGTAATAAAGAAATTGATAAAAGATGAGGAGGAATAATATATGAGTACAAGAAGCACATTATTTCAAACACCAACAATTGAGATAGATCAAAGTAGATATGAAGAATTAATACAAGAGGAATTAAAATATAAACAATATAAAGAACAAGCGACAACAGAAGTAATTAAGATTATAGAAGGTCAAGATAGTGAAAAAGCAACAGATGAAAGTGAGGAAATAACAGTGAACAAACATATATATAAGAAAAAAGCAACAGAAGTAGAAGCATTTGAATTAAGAAGAGGAATTTTGCCAAACTGGTTTACAAGTAGCAAACAAATAGAACAAATTAGTTGTGGTGATACAGAAGGTTTAAAAATAAAAATAAAAACATACTTAGGGTATGAGATAGCACGTGAGGGTGATTTTATAATAAAAGAAAATAATTATATATATGCTTGTCCGAAGACATTATTTAAAGAAACATATAAGAAAGTAGAGGAATAATATGGGAACAGTCAACGATAAAATAAAAAATGTAATACGAAATTGGTTAGAAATACAACCAAGCGTAGGAGATACAATAACAATACAAGAAACAAATACATTTGAAGGTAACTGTTTTAGGAACCTATTGTGGTATAGAGGAGATGCATCAGAATTACACCAATATTATACACAAACAGATGATTTAATGGGAAATGCAAAATTTTGGGCAGCCCAGAGTACAACTGGTATAAATATTAGAAAAATACACACAGGGTTACCTGCTATGATAATTGATATGCTGGCAGATATAATTGTTGATAGTTTTAATAAAATAGAAGTTAAAGGAAACAACGAAGCACAAACAAATTGGGAAGAAATAGCAAAAGAAAATGACTTCAAAGAAACATTAAAACAAGCAATAATTGATGTATTTGTGCAATGTGATGGAGCTTTTAAAATAAGTTATGACACAGATATAAGTAAATATCCAATAATAGAGTTTTATTCTGGACAAGATGTTGATTATGAATATACAAGAGGGAGAATAACAGGAATAAACTTTAAAAATAAATATCCTAAAAAAGATGTTTGTTATACTCTATTTGAAAAGTACTCTAAAGACGGTATAAAATATGAATTATATAAAAATGACCAGTTAATGAAAGATTACAATTCTATTCCAGAAACAGCAGACTTGAAAGAACCAACAGATACTAAATTTATGATGGCTGTGCCTATGATGTTCAATAAATCAAAGAAATACAAAGGAAGAGGACAAAGCATAATAGAAAAGAAATTAGATGCTTTTGATAGTTTTGATGAAGTATGGAGTAAATGGATAGATGCATTAAGAGATAACAGAACAATAACATATATTCCAGAGGATCTAATACCAACAAATGAAAATGGAGATTTATTAAAACCTAATACATTTGATAATAGATATGCTAAAGTAGGAAGTACAACATCAGAAACAGAAAGTAGCAAAATTACAAGAGAAAAAGGAGACTTTGATTATGAAGGAATGCTACAGTCATATATAACTGCATTAGACTTGTGCTTACAAGGTTTAATAAGCCCTAGTACCCTTGGAATAGATGTAAAAAAGTTAGACAATGCAGATGCACAAAGAGAAAAAGAAAAAGCAACACAATATACAAGAGGGAAAGTAATAGATGTATTAGAAAAAGTTATTCCTAAGTTAGTTGAAATATGTTTAAAAACATATGATAAAGCACAGAAAAAAACAGCAGGTGAATATGAAGCAACGGTAGATTTTAAAGAATATGCTAACCCTAGTTTTGAAGCAACAGTAGAAACAGTATCAAAGGCTAGACCCGGACAAAATGTAATGAGCATTGAAAAGACTGTAGATACAATGTATGGAGATAGTTTAACTAAAGCAGAAAAAGAACAAGAAGTAAAAAGGTTAAAAGAAGAAGCGGGAATAATTGAAAAAGAAGAACCTAATATAATGGAATCATTAGAGTAGGTGATTAAATGCAAAATGAATATGATATAAAAAAAGTAATGGAAGAAATTGAATTACAATTAATTGCTTCTATGAAAAGAACATTATGGAGTCATAAAGAAGACGAAAAAACAAAAGGTTTTGATTGGCCACAATGGCAAGCACTGAAAATAAAACAATTTGAAGACTATAAGAAGGCAAATAAAGAAATATTTAACAACAACACAAAAGGGTTAAATAGATATTTATATAAACATATAAAAGAACAATTCAAAGAAGGTGCAGGAAGAACAAATAAACAGGCGATACAGTCAGGAATTATAAGAAAAGAAGATTCACAATTAGGTGGATCTTTTTTTGGATTAAATCATAGAAAATTAGATGCGTTAATAAAAAGCACTAAAGCAGATATGAATGACGTAAAATATGCTACTTTAAGAATGGCAAATGACCAATACAGACAAATAATATATAAAGCACAAGTATTTGCTAATACAGGGGCTGGAACAATAAAACAAGCAATTGATATGGCTAGTAAAGATTTTTTAACAAGGGGTTTTAATTGCATTGAATATAGTAATGGTTCAAGGCACAATATTGCGGATTACTGCGATATGGCTATTAGAACAGCAAACAAAAGAGCTAATCTAATGGGTGAAGGTGAAATGCGTAAGAAATTAGGCAACTCATTAGTATATGTATCTAAACATGGTGGAGCTTGTGATAAGTGTACGCCGTGGGAAGGTAGAGTATATATAGATGATGTATGGTCAGGTGGAACAGAAAAAGATGGAAAATACCCATTGCTAAGTACAGCAATAGCAGGAGGTTTATTCCATCCTAGATGTCATCATGGAGTTAATACATACTACGAAGGAATAAATGACGAACCAGAAGATGTAACAAAAGCAAAACATAGTCATGATAAAGAAGATAAATATACTCAATATTTGCAACAAAGACAGAAACAGTATCAAAGGTTGACTGTTGGTAGTTTATTACCTGAAAATGTATTAAATTACCAAAATAAGGCTAATGAATTGAAAAATCAAATAGAAAGTAGTAAAATAGGTTTATCAAATGATGAACAATATGCAATAAACCAATACATCAGTTCAGAAAGTTATAAAATAAATGAACTATTAAGAAATAATCTTAAACTAGGTGATATTCAAGAAAATATAGTTAAGAATCTGGATAAAGCATTAGATAAATGTGAAAATTATAATGGAAATATAGTTAGAGTTTTAGATATAACGGATAAGAAAGAATTAGAAAGATTTATACATATGAACGTGCTTAATAAGCCAATAATGTTTAATGAATATTTATCTTTTTCAAGTAAATCAAAATATAATGAAAATGCCAATGTGGTAATATATACAGTATCAAACAAAGCAAAAGATTTAAGAAACTTTAATCCAGACGAATCTGAAATATTATATCCAAGAAATAGTAGGTTTATTGTTGAAAATATAAAGAAAATAGATGGTAAATATTATTTATTATGGAGGGAAATTTAATGAAAAATCCTAGATGGATAAATGAGATACCTAAACCAATACCAATAAATGAAAAAATTGAAATAACAGAAGAAATGAAAAAAGAGGCAGAAGAGTTTTCAAAAGCAGTTGAGACTGGTAAAATCGATGAATGGTTTAATAAAAAATAAAATTTTATATTATTCGACAAAATTCGACAACAAAGGTCGAAAAAAAATGATATACTCTTTTTAGAATAAAATAAAAGGAGGAATTGTTATGGCAAATCATGCAGAAAATGAAAAGAAACCAATTTATAAAAAATGGTGGTTTTGGATAATTATTATAGTAATAGGAATAATTATAGGTGCTTCACAAAGCAATAATACAGTTAATACTTCAACTAATAATTATCAAAAAGATAATTCAGTAGAAGTTACTATAGTAGATTTTAGTACTATGTCAAAAGAAGAAGTAAAAGCATGGATGGATGCTAATAAAATTAACGGAAAAATAATAGAAGAATATTCAAATGATATTGCAAAAGGAAATTTTGTTAGTCAAAGTATTTCTGCAAATACAGTAGCACATCAAGGAGATAAAATTAATATAGTTTATTCTTTAGGTAAAGAACCTACTGCAGAAGAAAAAAATGCATTAAAAAAAGCAGAAACTTATTCCAATTCACTACATATGTCAAAGCAAGGCATCTACAATCAATTAACTTCATCAGTGGAAGGATTTACAAAAGAAGCTGCACAATATGCGATAGACAATATAGAAGCGGACTGGAATAAAAACGCATTAGAAAAGGCAAAGACATATCAAACAAGTATGAATATGTCAAGTAAAGCAATATATAATCAATTGATTTCATCAGTAGAAGGTTTCACAAAAAGCGAAGCACAATATGCAATTGATAATTTAGATAAATAATATACAAGCACTTACAGAAATGTAGGTGTTTTTTATATGCAAGTTTAGTGTAACGGTAGCACAACAGTCTCCAAAACTGTTTGTAGTGGTTCGAATCCATTAACTTGTGCCATTTTTAAAATTAGAGCTTTAAAAAGGCTCTTTTTTTATTGCAAAAAATTATGGTCGACGGACCTTAAACGGGGGAGGTTCCAATATGGAAGACGAAAAAAAAGAAAATGTAGATACTCAAACTACAACAGATAATGCTCAAAAAGAGCAAAAAGCTGAAAACAAAAATGAGGGTGAGAAAACTAAAAAACAAGTAGCACAAAAAGGTGACGACGGTTCAATAGTTTTCAAAAATCAAGATGAGTTAGATGGATTTATCAGAAGAATGTATGCCAAAGGTGCTGAAAAAGCAGAGCAAGGTGAAACTTCTAAACAAGTTCAAGACACTCAAAACAAACAAGAAGACAAAGGACAAGAAGAACAAAAAGAGACTGTTCAAACAGACTATACTGACAAAATAGCACTTGCTATGGCCAAAGCAGGGGTTGATGTTAAGAAAGTTGAAAGAGCAGCAAGATTAGTTGATATGTCAAAAGTTCTAGAAAACGGTGTATTAGATACTAAGAAACTAGAAGATGAAATCAACGCAGTAATTTCTGAATTTCCTGAGTTAAAAATAGCAAAGGAAGAAGAAAAAGAAGAAAAAGGATTTAAATTCGGAGCAACACAAAGTAACTCTGATGAAAATCAAAAAAACAAAAAGTCTGTAGCCACAAAAAGATGGAACAGGTTTAATTCATTTTAGGAGGTAATTAATTATGGCATTAAATTATGCAGAGGTATGGTCTCCAGACCTATTAGAAATTATGGAGCAAGATTCTTTAACTTCACCATTCGTAACTACAGCAGTTAAATGGTTAAGTGCAAAAACATTTCATTTTACACAAATGAGCACAAGTGGTTATAAATCACACAGTAGATTAAGTGGATGGAACAAAGGAACAGTTGAACAAACTGATGTACCATTCACATTAACACACGATAGAGACATTCAATTTATGATTGACAAAATAGATGTAGATGAAACAAATGAAACAGCATCTATTAAGAAGATTTCAGAAGTATTCCACAAAACACAACAAATACCAGAAATGGATGCGTACTTCTATTCTAAAGTTGCTACAGAAGCACAAAAATTAGATGGATATCATAGTTCAACAGCATTGTCTTCATATACAAAAGAAAATGTATATGGAAAATTAAAAGCAATGTTAAGTGCTGGAAAATTAAGAAGATATGTAGCAAAAGGTGCATTAATTGCATATGTAAATTCTACAATTATGGATTTATTAGAACAATCTACAGACTTCACAAGAAAAATAGAAATGACACAAATTGCAGAAGGTGGAATTGGTATAGAAACAAGAATTACAGATATTGATGGCGTAACATTAATAGAAGTAATTGATGATGAAAGATTCTATGATAAATTTGATTTTACAGATGGATTCGTACCAGTTAAGAAAGTAGCAGCAAATGAAAGCAACCATGTAGCAGCGGTAACAGGTTCTCATAAAATTAATGTATTAATAGCTTCTCCATTAACTGTTAAAACAGTTCCTAAAATTGCAAGTATTTATTATTTTAATCCAGGTCAACATACAGAAGGTGATGGATATCTATATCAAGATAGAAGTTTATCAGATACATTTGTATTCCCAAATGGAAAAGATAATAAAATTGACAGTATATATGTTGATGTTGACACAACTGAATATGCTGGAGAATAGGAGGTTACTATGTCTAAAATAAAAATAGTCAAAGATAATGTATTATTGTCTATCGAAGAGGAAGAATTAGCACAATATGAGGCAAGAGGATATTCTAAATTAGGAGCTACTAAAAAAGTAGCTTCTAAAGATTTAGAAAAAGAATTAAAGAAAATTGCAAAAGTTAATGAAGAATTAACAGCAAAAATAACAAAAGTTGAAGAAGAAAAAACAGAGTTAGCAAAAGTTAATGAAGAATTAACAGCAAAAATTGCAGAATTAGAAAAGAAAGTAAAATAAGAGGTGTTGCAAATGATAAATGTTTATGCAACAAAAGGGGACTATTCGAAATATGGTTCTAAAGTATTAGAAGATAAAGAAATAGAAAAAAATTTAGAGTTAGCCTCAATAGATGTCAACAGAGCAACATTGACAAGAATTGAAAGAAGAGGATTTGATAATTTAACAACACAACAAAAAGATTTAATAATCAAAGCAACTTGCTTGCAAGCTGAATATATAAAAGAAGAAGGATTATATGATGATAATAGTATATCTAGTTATTCTATAGGTGGGGACTTAACAGTAAATGAAAAGGAATCACAAGATATGGCAGATAAACTAAATATATCAAAATTAGCCTTTTTCTATTTAAAAAGAACAGGATTAACAAATAGGATTATATGATAAAAAGGTTAAATCCAAAACATTTGGAAAGATTATTAAATAATAAATGTGATGTAGTTATATATCAAGAAGGCTTATCAGAAGATGGTGAGCCTTTAACTTCTTTGAATTTAGAAAAACAAAAATGTAGATTTGTTGAAACAACTAAAGTTATAATTAGTCCAGATGGAAGAAAGATTCAACTTGTGGGAAAAGTAATATTACTTGGAGATATAGCACCAACTATAAGGAAAATAAGTGGTGGACAAGTAATAATAAATGACATACAATATGAAATTTATCAAGCAAGTAGACCTAGAAATCCAGATGGAACCGTTCATCATACAACATTGGAGTTGGTTTAATATGAAGATAACATATAATATTAAAAATATAAGTGAATTATTAGAAAATGCAAGATTAGCATTGATAGATACTGCAGAAGCGGTAAAAACAGATTTAATTCAAAGTCAAACAATGTCATTTGATACTGGTACAATGCAAAATGATAGCACTTTTGTAGATGATAAAAAAGTTATAAAAGGTGTTACTAGAATAGTTGTAGATACAGTATATGCAAGAAAGGTATATTTCGACCCAGAAATACATATAAAACAAGGTAAAAATCCTAATGCAAAACAGTATTATTTTGATGACTATATTAGTGGAAGCAAGAAAGATTTACCAATAAAATATTTTAAACAAATGTTAAAAAGGAGAAATGGATAATGGTAGCAAGAATAAGTGTATCTAAAATAAGAGATTATTTAAAAAATATTATTACAGACTGCCCCAAATGGTATATAGGACAAATGGATGAAAATCAAGATAAAGCAATTGCTTTGTATGCTAATCGTAGACAATTAGAAGATAATTCTAAATATAAAAAGTTGAAAAGTTATGGAATATTACCAGTTACATTACTGTTAAGATGGACTAAAAATTATAATATGGCTGAAACAATGGCCAATAAGATTTATGAACTATTAGACTGTAGTTCTTTTTTTATTGATGATTATAATTGCTCAATTGAGTGTTTATATAATGGACCTATTGATTTAGGTGCAGATGAAAACAATATTTACAAGTTTTCAATAGAATTAAATTTATTATATAGAAAGGGTGAAAAATAATGGCAACTAAAACAGGAGTATATCCAGTATATGAAAACCAATTTCAAGTTGGAGCAACTAAAGAAGCATTAACAGATATAGCAGATATGGAAAGTTTCTCAGTCAAATTAGATAATGGAGTAGAAGAATGGAATCCATTAGACCAAAAAGGATGGGTTAGAAGATTAATGACTTCTAAATCTGTTACTATTTCAATATCTGGAAAAAGAAACTTTGGAGATACTGGAAACGATTACGTAGCAGGATTAGCTTTAAAAAACGGCAGAGATGTCGAAGGATGTTTACAATGGACATTTCCAAATGGTGCAAAATTAGTATTTGAAAATGCAATATTTAACATAACAAACTGGGGAGCTGGAAAATCAACAGAAGTTATTCCGTTAGAATTTGATGTAATGTCAAATGGAAAACCAACATACACAGAAGCATCACCACAAAGTGTTGAAACAACACAAGCAGTAAAAAAATAAGATATTAAAAAGTAAGAGGTCTTTAAAGGCCTCTTATAAATATATTTAGGAGGAATTTGAAATGGCAAATATAGATATTAGTTCAAAATTAAGTCATGAACCACAAACAATAACAATAGCAGAAGGCAAAACATATGAAGTAGACTGTGGAGCAGAGACAATGTTGAAAGCACAAGATTTATTTAAAAAAGATGATAGTTTAGATGGATTATTTAAAGCAATAGAATTATTACTAGGAAAAGAAGCATTAGAAGAAATAAAAGGAATGAAAGTAAAAGTTGCAGACTTAAAAGTTATTATTATAGCAATAATGGCACAAGTAAATGAAATTACTTATGAGGAAATGGAAAAACGATTTCAAAACAAATAATGAAACAGAATTATGGTACGACATGGAAGAAGACTGGCCTTTGACTGAGGCAAGTTTAGCAAAACAATATGGAATAAGAATAAGGAAAGAAATAGACACAATGAGTTATGCAGAATTGTGTAATCTTATATCTGGGTTGATGCCAGATACACCACTGCGGAAACATTGTTCAAATTCGCAGTGAAGATGATGAAGAAATGTTAAAAAACTTCACACAAGAGCAAAAAAATATAAGATGGAAATATAGAAATAAATTAGCAAAGAAAATGAGCAAAGAAGATTATGAAAAAGTTATTACAGAATTTCAAAAAGCATTTAAAGAAATGGCTGGTGATAACAAATGATAGAAGTAAGATGCCCAAACTGTAATCAACTTTTGTTAAAAGTTGAACAATGTAAGGGCGAAATAAAATGTATACGATGTAAGAAAACAATTAAAATTAATATAGATGAAAAAGACAGAGTGAGCAACACAACCATTAGTGGTGAGTAGTTAGCCAATACCTGCTTTTATCCTAAAAAAGAGGGGAGGAGTAGGTATGAGTACGAATGTGGGCTCTGTTGATTTTGAATTATTATTAAATTCAAATCCATTTAATAAAGGACTAAAAGATACAACAAATACAATAAAAAGTTCAGGAATAGAGAACTCATTAAAGAAAATTGGTAAATTAGCAGTAGCAGCATTCTCTGTTAAAGCAATAGTAAATTTTGGTAAAGAATGTATTGATTTAGGTTCTGATTTAACAGAAGTGCAGAATGTTGTTGATGTTACTTTTGGAAGTTTAAATACAGAAGTAAATAGATTTGCTGAAAATGCAATAACTCAATTTGGTTTAGGACAAACAGTAACCAAAAAATATGTTGGTACATTTGGAGCAATGGCAAAAGCATTTAATTTTTCGAATAAAGAAGCATTAGCAATGTCAGAAACTTTAACAGGACTTACAGGTGATGTTGCTTCTTTTTACAATTTATCAAGTGATGAAGCATATACAAAATTAAAATCAGTATTTACTGGTGAAACAGAAACATTAAAAGATTTAGGTGTTGTAATGACACAAAATGCACTTGACCAATATGCATTGGCAAATGGCTATGGAAAAACAACATCTAAAATGTCTGAACAGGAAAAAGTGGCTTTAAGATATAAATTTGTATTAGATAAATTGAATATAGCAAATGGAGATTTTGCAAGGACAAGTGATAGTTGGGCAAACCAAACAAGGGTATTAGGCTTAAGATTTAATGAACTAAAGGCAACTTTAGGACAAGGATTTATTAACATATTTACACCGATAGTAAAAGGAATAAATATGGTACTTTCTAAACTTCAAGTGTTAGCAAATGCTTTTAAATCATTTACAGAAATGATATTTGGAAATGCTGGCGGAGATGATAGCACAAGTACTGTTTCAGACTTAGCGACAGATGCATCAAAAGCGAGTGATGCTGTGAGTGGAATTGGAGATAGTGCCAAAAAATCTGCTAAAGATCTAAAAAGTTTGGCTTCATTTGATACTGCACAAATATTAAAGAAAGATGATAGTGATAGTTCTTCAAGTGGAAGTGGTGTAGGAGGAAAAATAGATACAAGTGGACTAAATTTAACAGATAATCTAAAAAAACAAGCAAGTGATATAGGAAAAATATTTGGCGATATTAATTTTGAACCGCTTATTAATTCTTTTAATAAAGTAAAAGAAGCAGCACAACCACTGATAACCACAATAAAAGATGGTTTAAAATGGTTATATGACAATGTTTTAGTTCCATTAGCCAAATGGACTATACAAGATTTACTTCCAGCATTTTTGAATTTAGTTGCAGGTGCATTAACTGTTTTAAATCCATTAATAACAGCCTTTGAACCAATTTTTCAATGGTTTTGGAATAATTTTTTAGAGCCTGTCGCAAAGTGGACAGGTGGAGTAATTGTAGATACACTTAATTTAGTGGCAGATGCATTAACAAGAGTAGGAGACTGGATGAGTAATAATCAAAGTGTAGTTACTGGAATGGAAATTGCAGTATTAGGATTTTTTAGTGCGTGGAAGGTTGTAGAATTAATGTCTTTTATACAACAGGCAGGAGGAGTAATTGCAGCATTGGGATTGCTAAAAAATGCTATTTTAGGGAATGTAATTGCAAAAATTGCAGATAAAGCAGAAACGATTGCATTAACATTGATGTATGCGAAAGATTTTGTGGTAAGCATTGCTTCAGGAACGGCAGCTTTAGTTAAACAAGCAGCACAATGGGTTATTAATACAGGAGCAAAAGTTGCAAATACTGCAGCAACTATTGCTAGTACGGTAGCAACAACAGCGGCAACAGCAGCAACATGGCTATTTAATGCAGCATTAGCAGTATTAACATCACCAATAACATTAGTTATAGCGGCTATAGCAGCATTAATTGCGGTTGTAGTATTATTAATAAAAAATTGGGATGAAGTAAAAGAAACTGCAAGTAAATGTTGGGAAGGAATAAAAAATGCTTGGAATAATGCAGGTCAATGGTTTAATAATACAATAGTAAATCCAATACGAAATGCTTTTGGAAGTTTATGGAGCGGACTTAAAAATGGAGCGTCTGGAGCATGGCAAGGCATAAAAAATGTTTTTGGAAATGTTGCATCATGGTTTGGAAATATATTTAGTAATGCATGGAACGCTGTAAAAAATGTGTTTAGCACAGGAGGAAGAATATTTGATGGAATACAACAAGGAATAGCAAATACTTTTAGAAATATTGTTAATTCATTAATAAGGGGAATTAATAGAGTTGTATCTATTCCATTCAATTCTATTAATACAGCATTGAGAATGATAAGAAATGCTACTATTGCAGGTTTCCAACCATTTAGTTGGTTACCTTCAGTATATGTTCCGCAAATTCCATTTTTAGCACAAGGTGGTTATGTAAAAGCAAACACACCTCAACTAGCTATGATAGGTGATAACAGACATCAAGGTGAGGTAGTTGCACCAGAAGACAAATTAATGTCATTATATAAGAAGGCTAATCAAGAAATGGGATTAGGAAATAACGAAAAAGTTATAGAATTACTTGAGAAAATAATACAAATTCTAATTAATCTAAGTCTTGATTTTAATTTATATATTGATGGATATGAATTAAATAAAAAGCTTGAAAAAATTAAAAATAAAAATAGATTTGCAACGAATGGAGGCTAAATATGTATGAACCAAAATTAATAGTAAATAATATTCAAGTACCAGGAATTATTGAATTAATTCCTGGACCAGAACCTCTATGGGGTGATGGAACTGGAAGAAATACATTAGATGGACATTATAGTGGTACTTTTATTGGATATTTTACAACTTTAGAAATAAAGTTTGGGATAGTATCAGATGAAGAATATAATTTAATAAAAAAATTGCTTGAACATCCTTTTTTAAGTGATGTTCAATTTTCATTAGAAAAGGACATGAGTAATTATAAACAAGGTGATTTATTTTCAGAAGATTTTTACAATGGTCAGGCAATAAAAAGTAGTCCACTTGCGTGTGGTGGTTATTGGAATGAATTTTCAGTAATGTTGACTGCAATAGATAGGAGGCCACAATTAACATGAGTGTAAGTAATGAATTTAAGAACATAACGAAAAAGATAAAACAACAAAATATAAAATTAAGTATATGTGATGGTGAATTAACAGTTAAAGAAATACATATGATGCCAGTCCATATTTTTAATGCATTGCCAGTTTGGAAATTAAGAAAACAGAAAGTAATAATAGCAAAAGAATTAAAATATAGTTTTGATGGTCAATTGTTTAAAACAATAATGAAACAAGTTGAAATTACTGTAAAAAATGCAAATGAAATAAAGGACAAAGATATTAATTTTCAATATGGATTATTTATTAATAACAAATTTGAATATATAGATTTGGGAAATTATTTTATAAAAGATGTAGAAGATAGCAAGAAAAAAGATGAAATAACAGTAACAGGATATGACAGAATGATTAGATTTATGAAAACATTTAAACAGTCAGAATTACAATTAACATATCCTTGCAAAATGTTAAAATTGGTACAAAAAATGTGTGAAGTCTGTGGAGTAGAATTATATTCCACAGACTTTTATAATGCTGATTTAGATGTTGAAGAAGATTTTTTCACAACACAGGAATTAACATATAGAGATGTTTTAGAAAAAGTAGCACAGGCAACATTGACAACCGCATTTATAGAAGATAATAAACTAAATTTATATAAAGTAAGTGACGATGCTATAGAAAAAATAGATAAATCTTATTTGACAGATTTAACAATAAAAGAAAAATTTGGACCTGCAAATGTTCTAGTTTTAGGTCGTGGAGATGTAGAAGACAATATTGAAGAACCAGACGAAAAGAGCATAGAACAAAATGGAAGATGTGAAATTAGATTTGATGAAAATGAATTTATTGAATTTCAAAGGGAAAAAGTTATTAAAGGAATGTTTGAACAGATAAAGGGACTTGAATATTATTCTTTTGAGGCTTCTGATGTTGGTGTAATGTGGTTAAAACCATGTGCATGTATAGAATTAGGAGATAAAGAAGATAGTTCATATAAGTCTTATTATTTGAAAGCAAATATTACAATTAATACTGGAATATCAAGTGATATAGAAGCGGAATTACCAGATGAGACAAATACAGAATATAAGGTTACAACAAAAGAAGAAAAGAAGACTTTAAAAGTTGAAAGACTGGCAAAAAAAAATGAAGGAAAAATACAAGACTTAGTTGAAGAAGTTGGAGATAGAAGTGAGAAGAAAACATCAATAACACAAGATATAAACGGAATAACTCAAAGTGTAAGTGAAGTAAAAACAGAAGTAAAAACAGTAGATGGTAAGGCTGATAAAGCACAAACTACAGCAGATACTGCGAAAAGCACGGCGGAGACTGCAAAAAGTACAGCTGATAGCACAAATAAAAATTTAAGTAATAATTATTATACAAAAACACAAACAGAAAATAAAATAACTCAAACAGCAGAAAGTACAATAAGTGAAGTAAGTAAAACATATTCAACAAAAACAGAAACATCAAATGCTAAACAAGAAGCAATAAAAAGTGCAAATTCTAATACAGATGACAAGTTAAAAGGTTATACAGAAACAAGTAAACTTGGCACGGCAATAGAACAAAACTATGAACATGTAAAAGTTGCTTGGAATCAAATATCAGATTTTATTCAAATGATGATAATAAACAATAATGCAAGTTTGGCAATATTGGACAAAGACAAAAAGGTAATGATGGCATTGGATAAGACGGGACAACATTTTTACAAAGAAGATGGAACTGAATTTGGAGAAATGGGTGTAAATGCAATTGATAATCAAAATTATATAAGTTTTGGGGTATCAGGAGAATATGATAAAGAAATATCTGATGGTATGGCTTGGGGAATAACAACAAAAAGTGATGGAAAGTTTTGGCCAATTTTGTATATAAAGAACTTTTCTATAGGACCTAAAAATAGCGATGCTTCTTCTGGAGAATTAGTTTTAAGTGCTTGTAATCTGATTTTAGATGGAATTGGAACGGGAATAAAAACAGGAGACATTTTCATAAGCGGTGATGTTGCAATGGGAAATGTAACATTTGAAGATACAGGAACAGGCACAATATTGATGAATATACGACCACAAAATGTAGTGGATTATCCCGCAATTGATATATTAGGGAATATTTCTTTTTATGCAAATCAAGCAGGAAGTAATAGTTTTAAAATAGGAGAATGTTTGTTTACAGATATTGGAGATATAACAGGAAAACATGTTTATATTGAAGGAGATATAACAAGTACAGAAAATTTAACAGCATATAAAGGAATTAATTGTACTGATGGATATGTAAGTGGTAAGGCTTTTATAAATAATTCAAGAGAAGAAACAAAAAAGAATATTAAAAGATATACAGATAATGCAATAAAAATAATAAAAGATACGGATATTTATAAATTTAATTATAAAACAGATAATAGTACAAGTAAAGAAAGTATTGGTTTTGTAATTGGTGATAAATATAAATATTCAAAAGAGTTGACAGCAGTAGATGAAAATGGAAAAGAAATTGGTGCAAATACATATAACATGATTTCTATTGCTTATAAAGCAATTCAAGAACAACAAGAACAAATTGAAAAATTACAAGCAAAAGACAAACAAAAAGATGAATTAATACAAAGTTTAATACAAAGAATAGAAACTCTTGAAAAGGAGGTAAATAAATGAGTGAAACTGATTTTTTAAAGTTAAAAAAACACGACAATGTAGAAACAAACACAGAAAAGTTTGATATAGATAATTACTTGAATGGCAATTGGGACAAAATAAATGAAAATGCAAAAAAAGTAAATACAGACATATCAAACATAAACTCAAAGAATAAAGAACAAGATACAAATATAGGACAACTACAAGGAAACACAGAAACATCAAGTAATAAAATAGCAGAACTAGAAAAAGAGTTAAAAGAAGCACAAGAAGACTTTTATCAAGCAAGTATAAGAGGACAAGCAAGTGGAGAATACATACACGTAGAAGACAGTAGCAACTGCAGAAGTATAATCGGAATCGGTGGAAATCACGAGCAAGAGACGAGAGAAGGATATAACTTATTAGACTTAACATCATTGATTGGAAAAACAGAAACTAAAAATGGAGTTACTTATAAAATAAATGAAGATTGTTCAATAACAGTAAACGGAACACCAACAGATTATATATCTTTTAACCTGCTAGATATGAGTCTAAAAGCGGGAACATATAAATTTGTGGATGAATTAGATAATATTAATAATGTATTTTTGCAGACTATTGGGGATTTCCAACACACTAGCCAAAATAATACCTTTTCTTTAGCGGAAGATGGAAAGGCTACCGTATATTTAGTTATACTTGTAGACGCTCCAACATTGAATAATGCTACACTTTATCCAATGATATATGAAGGCACAGAAGATAAACCTTACGAACAATACGGAGCAAGCCCATCACCAGACTACACAAGCCCAGTAGTGGCTGTTGGTAGTAATGTGAATGAGTTTGATATAGATACTGTGAAAGATGGATTTTTGAATGAAAAAACAGGTGAAATAATTTCAAACAATTCTTGGAAATGTTCAGATTTTATAGAAATATTAAACAAAACGTATACTTTCGGATGGGAGAGTAGTTCAGATTATTTTCAAGTAACAGTATGTTATTATGATGAAAATAAAAAATTTATATCAGGAAAGTCATATGGCCTTCGTGGTACATTTAATAATACATTTGAAGTTGTAAGCAATGCTAAGTATATGAAAATTGCTTATAGTGTATCAGTTTCGCGGTGAATTAGTAACAAGAGAAAAAATAAAATTAGAAAAAGGTAAAGTAGCCACACCGTACAGCAAATATGGGCAAGGTTGTGTAAAAGTAACAAAATGTAACAAAAATTTGTTTCCTGCACTAAAAAGTCAAAGCAAAGAAAACAAGGGAATAACATTTTCATATAATGCAAATACACAAGAATTTGATGTAAAAGGTACTACAACAGATACAACATTTTATACTACTTTGACATTTGAAGAATTGAAATATCTTAGCAAAGACAAAAAATATATATTAAGTATATCAAATCTTATGCCAACGAAATGTATGGTTACGTTAACGAAAATCAACGCAATAAATAACGGAATAATAAATGAAGGAAAAAAACAAACAACAGTTGATAACTTAGATAAATATAAGCCAGATGGTTTTATGTTTTATGGACAAAAACTTGAAAAAGGAACAAAAATAGATTTTACATTTAAAGCACAATTAGAAGAAAGCTCAACAGCAACAGAATATGAACAACACGAAGAACAATCATACATAATGCCAGTTCAACAAGAAATGCTAGTAAATGACTATCTTGATTATGACAACGAAGAAGAAGTTCACATATGGGGAAAGAAAATATTAACAGGAGATGAAGGTTGGAGAATGCCAAGTTCCAACGATACGAATGCGGTTTTTACAAATTTATCTAATACAGACTTTTGTGATTTTAAAAGTGATACAGACGTACAATATTGTAATTATTTTAAATATAAAGGAATAGCGCAAGGATTTGCTGTGGCATTAAATAAAGGTGTAGGAATATATTCTTTTTATTCAGTTAATAAGTATGAATATTTTGTCGCACCAAAAGCAATAGCAAGCTCAGTGAATGAATGGAAAGTATGGTTAAAATCACAATATGATGCAGGAACACCAGTAGTTGTATACTACCAATTAGCAACACCAACAAGGCTAAAATTTACAGACGAACAAAAAGCAGTAGCAAAAGAACTAAACAACGCAAGAACATATAAAAACGTAACAAACATAACAACAGATAGTAAAGCAATATTAAGTTTAGATTATGCAAAAGACTTAGAAACATTATTAACCTCAAAAGAAAGTGAGGTGTAGATAATGCAAGAAATGTTAGAAATGATAAGTAAATTCGGTGTGTCGCTTGTAATAGTTGCATTGTTCTTATATGACTGGTTTACGACAAGAAAAGATATGCAAAAAACATTAGAGCAAAACGGTAAGTGTTTAACTGAAATACAAAATACAAATAGAAATACGGCTAAGTCACTTGAACTTTTGCAAAAAAGCATGGACAACCAGTCAGAGTTTTTGCAAGTGCATGATAAAAGATGTGAAGCGATAGAGAAAGACATCGAAAAAATAGAAATTAGAATGGAGGAAAAATAGTTATGAAAGATAAACAATACAGAAATGTAACTTTAATAATTGTTTCAATTTTGGTAGGATTATTAGGCGGATTTGGATTTTACAATGCAAATAAAGATAAGTCAAATGATGAAATAATTAATAGTGCTGTAAATGAAGTGTTAGATTATATTGATAATAAATCTAGTACAGAAATACCAAGTCTAACAGAAACAGACGAACAATCATTAGAAGTTCAAGAAACAGAGGCAGAAGGCTTTGAAGAACAAGGAATAGTAGCATATGAAGGCTCAGAAAAAGCACCAAATGTTCAATTAGGAGAATATGCAGGATTAACATATTATTCGCAATTAGACAATAGATGGCGTTATAATATGTATTCTAGTGTAGGAGATAGTTCACAAACAATAGGAACATCAGGATGTGGACCTACAAGTTCTGCAATGGTTGTTTCAAGTATAAAAGGTAATATAACACCAGATTCAATGGCAAATTTATATACACAATATGGCTATCGTTCAGCAAATCAAGGTACATATTGGAGTGCATTTAAATGGACTGCAGATATATTTAATATTGGATATAGCGAATGCTATAAATTAGACGATGCAGTAGCAAAATTAAAAGATAATCATTATATAATAGCAAGTTGTAATCAAGGCTTATTTACATATGGAGGACATTTTATAGTTTTAACAGGAGTTGAAGGAGATTATATAAAAGTATATGATCCTTACTTGTATAATGGAAAATTTGATGTAGCAAGCCGTAGAGGAAAAGCAACAGTACAAGGTAATACAGTATATGTATCAATAGAAAACTTTAGAGTGTATGCTAATTATCAAAAATTTTTCTGTTTCAAAAATAATAGAACAGACATAAAAGAAAATACAACTACAACAGTAGTAACAGATAACACAACATCAAATGTAAATACAGTAAATTATCAAGTTAGAATTACTGCAAATGGTGGCTTAAATATAAGAGCTGGAGCAAGTACATCATATTCAAGAGTTGGTGGATATGCAAAAGGCTCAATAGTAACTATATTAGCAGAGTCAAATGGCTTTGGAAAGACAGATATAGGTTGGATATCTTTAGCATATACAAGTAGAGATATTAATACACTAAATATTAATAAAACAGTAGGACAGACAAAGAAATTAGCTAGAGCTAGTATCTTATATAGTAATTCAAATTTAACAGGTTATAAGTATAATTACAAAGCAAATACAACTATAACAATACTACAAAACATATCAAGTAATGTAGATAAAATTAGAGTTAATATGACTGGTAGAATTGCATACATAAACAAAAGCAATTACACAAATGTATCAGCAATACAAAGTACAACTAGAAAGATAAAAGCGTGTACATTATACTCAAAATCAAATTTGAGCGGTGTAAGATATCAATATAAAGCTAATACCACTGTAACAGTTTTAAAACATATAAATTCATATATAGATAAAGTAAAAGTAAATGTAACTGGTAGAGTTGCTTATATTAATGTTAATAATTATAGATAAAAATAAGAGGTAAGTTGATTAATTTCAATTTACCTCTTTTTTGCGTTTTATGGCTTAAAATCAAGGCATATAATTACATTAATTGAAAAATAAAACGGCTTAAAATTGATTGTGAAGGCTTGATTTTTGGCTAAAAATAAGCATTTTTTACTTGAAATTACATAAAAATTATGCTATAATATTGACAGATGAAGAATATTTTGATAAAATATCACACAATAATATTACAACTATATTTCACTTTTATTACATTTGTGTTAAAAATATTGACATTAATGAATGTTAGGTGTATATATAAGTTAATAAAAAGTCATATTACATGTATAAAGTACATATAATATAAATGGTTATTGAGGATAGTAAGGCAGCTATCACGCCAGAGATGGTCTTTCAAGAGATGCAGGGTACGCCGTCCTGCCAACAACCAACAAAAAGAAGAGATACTAGCGATAGTATCTCTTTTATTTTATAGGAAAAACTTTACCTTGCTTTATATAATTATTAAGTTTACTTTCTTTAATAGGGTACATAGATCTAAAGAGCATGGAGTCCATTGTAACACCTACAAGACAATTGTTTTTTAATTTTTTTATGTAAAAGATTCCTTTATTATTAGAATGGATACCTACATAATCAGGTTTTTCGATTATCAAAGGAATGCTTTCCATACTCTTTGTATATTCGTCTTCTGTTTCAAAATCTTTTTTATGTTTTTCACAATGCTCTAATCTATCTGGCCACATATATATATTTCTTGGATTTGCACTTAAATTTAAAGTGTTAATTACATTTTGTGATAACTCTCCAATTTTTATCGAACAATTTGAATTTTTTAATTCATCTATATTAAGTATATTACACACGTTTTTTCTCCTTTTTCTAGTATGAAAAATATTATACTACCAAATTAATAAATTTGCAATAAAAAGTCGAAAAATCTGTGGATAATTTTTTGTGAATTGTGGAAAGAAAAATTTGATTTGTGGATAATAATGTAAAATAATGTAATTTGCATAAATTTTTAATATGTGGTATAATACACAAAAATATTAAGGAGATTTATTAAGGAAAATTAAAAACAGAAGTCCATAGAAAATATATTTTAACAATAATATTATTTATGGAAAGAGGAAAAAACAAGGACAGAATTTAAAATTGTAAAAAAAGAAAACAAAATAAAAAAAATATCAGGTTGGATAGAAAAAAAGTATCAAAAATACAAAGGATTATTTAGAATTATAGAATTTATTAAGTTTTTAATTGATATTTATAAATTGATACACGGAATATAATAAAGAAAAATACTTTTTCGTATTTTTCGACACCGTTCGGCACACAAAATCAACATAATGTGCTATAATCTATGTAGAGGTGATGAATATGAACGAAGCATATAACAAATCACTACAAATGATGAAATATTTAAAAATAAGATTAACAAGAAAGCAGTATACAGAATTAGCAAAGAGATTTAACTTGTTAAGTATACAGAGTTTGCAATTTATGTCAAAAAGAAGTTATGAAAGCATAATGAAATCGATTTTAAAAGAAGCATAATTGGTCCCAGAAATGGGGCTTTTTCTTTTTGTGTATAATTTTTTTTAAGAATGTATATAATATAAACATGATTAATTATTATGAAAAAAGTAAAAAAGAATTTATAAAATATATAAACGAAAATCCAAATGTGTCAAGAAAAGAATGGGACGAGTACGCACATGAAAATTGCTTATTTAGTGCATTTACTATATGTTGTCATGAAATAGATGAAATTACATTAATGTTGTTACAAGCACAAAGTAAAAGTGAGTTTGAATTTTTAAAAGAAAAGTTTACAATAAAGTCAAATAAACACTTCAATTTTTTAAGAAAAGCGAGGGAAAAATGGCACAAGATAGTATAAAAAAAATCAGAAGTTTAAGAAATAAATTGCATAAAAGTATAAAGAAAAATGGCTTAGATTCAGACGAAACTAGAAAAATAAGTGATGAGATGGATAAGTTAATAAACGAATATTATGATAATATACAAAGAATAAGCTATCCTGACGACAGTGAAATGAGATTATATTATGAGCAGTCTTATAGAGCAATGAAAACGACTACGCAACAATTAGAAAGATTTCCGTCAATACAAGAGTGGAATCAAATCGCAAAAGAAAAATATTTATTGAGCAGCACATCCATGCAATATATTTCAAAACTTAATTGGAATTATTTGAGAACAAAAGTTTTAAGAGAATTAAATATGGATATATAA